CAAACAAACGTATGAAAAGCGCCGGTGTTCCCGTCTTTGCACCCTCGCCTTGTATGCTAGTGAATATCTCTGAAAGCCTCATGTCAGGCCTCCGCATAGCTTGTTGAATCTTCCCAGACACGAACGGTTATGGTATGTATGTTTGTGCCCGTTTTTGTATATAGGTAGTCACGCATCTCTCGTGCGATGTTCTCCGCTGTTGGATTATCTGCCATTATGTCATTCAGGTTCTTGTGATCGTATGCCTTGATGTGATGTTTTATAATGGAAAAATCCAGAAGCATGCCGTCTTTGTCCGGTTCGCCTTCGATCCAAAGCTCTATTATATAATTGTGTCCATGGAGATTTCTGCATTTGGATTCATAAGGTAAGTCAAGAACATGGCTTGCGCTTATCTCATGTTTTGAGTAGATCTTCATAATCTGCATCTCCTTAAGTATTTTTGATATTGGATATATGCTAACAACCCCTGCCGATCCAATTCATAATGAGGAAGGCACGCACGTTTTCCTGAGGGGTGTTGTTGATATATGGTTCCGTTTTTAAAAGAATATAAATGACCAAATTTACCACCTATCCATGAAGTTGAATCAACAGAATAAAACGGCAGTTTGGTTGCCTCATTTCCGGTGGCTGCAAGCCCGTGAACCTTTGTGTTCTCCTTTTGTGCGAGTTTTAGAAAATATTTCAAAACATGAATATTGCCTTTGAATTCCCTATATGGCAAGGCTATGTAATCGTAGTTTTGTATTAGTTTTTTATATTCGGTGAACCCCCGTGTTTTATGCCATACTGGTATGGAAGGGTGTCCTACTTCTTCTTCAATGGTGTGTCGTAGTTCATTGACCTGTTGTAATGTAAGAAAGGCGTCAAAATCCATTTCAATATAGTTTTCTATATTATGTTTTTTTATGAATGCAATATAGTTCTTAGTATATTTTTGCATGTCTGCTTCCTGTATTCTCCTATGTGGGCTGTTGATAAATGTGAATGCGCCGGAATCAAGAAGAAAATCCATATTATGTTTGAATAATTCTGTTTGCCATTCTTTGAAATAGTAAAAGGATTCAAGAACACATGCGTTGTTTTCAAGCAGTATATCCCACAAATATGGGCGAGAGTATGTGCCGGCAAGATATAATTTCATATCTCAAACACCGCCCCACATTCAGGGCAGGTTGCGGTTTTCGGTGGTTTGTCCGTAGTGTCATCTTTGAAGAAATTGTTTATTTCATCTTCTGACAGGTCATGTATGTCTGCATCGGTGAAGCCCAGATCTCCCAGATCGAGATCATAATCATGGTCGAGACCCAATAGTTCCGGGGTGTCCCAAAAAGATGATTCATGTATCTTGTTGTCTAGAATTGAATATTTTATCGCATCACGTTCCGAATCGAATTCAACAAGTTTCACCGGAACCGTTTTTAATCCTGCTTTGAGTGCCGCCTTGAATCGGGTATGGCCTGCCCGTATTGTTCCATCTGGTGTTGCTATGATGGGATCGACAAAGCCTATGTTCTTATCAAGAATGACCTTTACTAATTTTTCAACCGCTTCATCGTTCTGTCGTGGGTTTCGTTTCCATGGTTTAAGTTTTTCTATATCGTACTCTTTGTAGTAGCCTATCTCTTTTGCCATGAGTTCACCTAAAATATATGTATTATCCTTTTCTTACTTATAAAAAGGTGTTACAAAAGAGTATAACGTAACTTATATATAAATGTTTTGCAAGTAAAATTAGATATGTGTTTCTATGCGGAGATCGTATGCCTCTTCGGTATATATTAATAAATATGTTTTCTCTACTGTTGTTCCTGAAAGACTGCCTATCATTTTTTGAAGCATTGTTGCTGGATAGTGATGATTTACCCGTATCTCGAATATTGCCTTTTTTCCTTCTTCATAATAACAGTAAAGTAAAATATTGTCTTTGAATATCTGTATGGTTTCATGGATCACTGTAAGTTTTGTTTTCATTTTTACTCACTTCCTACAATGTTTTTGACATGATTTTTATATTCCCTGTGCACCTTATCGTATTCTTCCCAGTTTTTTGTCCTGTATGCCATGTTTACATTCTCCCAGAGCCTCACGGCCGTAGGACACATATATTCTCCCGGGACGCATCCGCAACCTTCTACTACCTTTTGAGCTAAATGTATCACATCTTCTTCGGTCAATAATATCGAGAATGTAACACAGTATTTTTCCACATGATATATTTCCGTAGTATTTGGATTCGCTCTAGCCCAAGGATTTACTGTTATATAGATACCGTTTTTTTCCAAGATCTCTTCAGCATCGAAAAGCGTCATTGTATTGGGTTTTCCCCTCATGTTCTTTATATGGTTGATTTCATACTTTACTGTTTGTAGATCCATTTGAATTTCCCCCGATCTTCTTTTCAAAGTTCGCCCTTGTCGAACCGTATTATCGTGTCCGCAAGCGACTCAAACCTTCGAAGCTCTTCGTCTATATGCTCGAGCTTCTTATCAAGTTCCTTGAAGTCGTCCTTTAGATCTTCATGCTCCATGCATGTTTCTAAGATCCATTTCTTTATGTCTTCCATTTCCATTCTTGTTTTCTCAAATTTATTCATTCGATTTCCTCCAAAAGCATGAGCTTTGTAACTCCTGCTTCTATATATATATATGTAATAAGTAGTATATAAATCTTTTTGTTTTAACTATATGTAAAAGAAAAAAGTAAAAAAATCATAGCGTTGTTTCCTTTATCCAGATAAGGAAAGCGTAGTTTGCTATATCTATTAAGTCTTTGGTTGAACCTCCGTTCATGTATCGTTCTACTCGGTCGTCAAGTTTTTTAACAAGGTCCATGCTTACGTCTTCCTTCCAGCCTTGGCCTTTTCCGGTTGCACGGAGCTTGAAGTTCATTGCATGTGCAAACATGTTTAACAATTCATCATTTGTTGGAAAGTCTATGTTTTCGTCTGGCTTATATATCGTGTTCACCCCCGAATATCTTATTTTGTATTTTATTGTATCTTTGGTTTTCTTTATCGAGTAGTTTTGTGGCCGTTCGCACCTGATGGTCTATTCTGCTTATTTTTATGTCGTTTGATAGTGTTCGTGCATCGAGGATCTTTAAGAGTTCTGTGATCAAATGTTCGTAGGTCGCTTCTTTTTTCGTATAATGCGTGAGTTTCAAATCCTTTTCATCACCGATGATATTACCCCCGTTCAAGATAGTGTTTTATATTTAAGAGAATTGAAATGACCATTACAAAAATTAAAACAGAAATCAATAAGTTTATTTCTGTAGGTGTGTTTTCTATTATGCCGCTTCCAACATTCATTTCCGTGCTATCTCCCAGAGCTGTTCATATTCGTCTAAACGTGCTTTCTTGTTTGTCAAGCCCTTTTCCTTGACCTCTTTTTGAAAGTTTTCTAGGACATATAGCTTTTGAATGAATCTGTTGTTTTGATCGTTTATTGCGTTAATGAATTCGTCGGTATATTCAGGCATCCAATTGTCTCCATGATCTTTCATCATCGATTCAAGGAAATCTGTTGCTTCGGTGTATTTTATCTGGATTTTTGCAAGTGCCTGTCCTATCGTCATGTCGTCTTTTGCATGATCGATGATTTGAAACACAAAATACTTTCGTATGTTGCTTGGAAGCCTGCTTGTCGGCTTGTATGTTATCATTTTTTCACCTTAGTTATAAAGATAGAAATGACCGATCCCTAGAATCTGGTCATCTTTTTTCTTTATATAGTTCTTAATTTTCTTATAGATTTTCATTTGGTTTTTCCTCCTGAACCTTTATAGGTTCTATATATTAATATATAGCTTCTAGTATTTAAATCTTTTTATTGAAGAATTTCATAAAGAAAAAAATGGGTTCTGGGAAATGCTCTTGCATCCCAGAATTCGCTTCGCATCATCTCTAATTACTTCGTTTACTATATAGAAGTCGTCTCTTTCCTTGTAGGCGTTGCATACCACCAGAGAAACAATATAAATCGTGTTCTCTTTTCGTGGCGGAAGATCTTCCGCATCTGCGAAACGTGTTTTCGTCTCGGGTATGTCTACGCCGTCTGCGTCTATTGTTCCGATTTGTTCAAGTTTCTGGTCGAGCCTGACCTTCCGGCCGCTTGGATAGAAAACCGTCTTCATCCTGTTTGATTCATCTATTATGTTTATAGGATGTGGCGTGCAGTTCACTATTTTCATTATAGATCACCTTGTGAGAAACTGTAGTGATTGAAGTCGGAAAAGATCTCATAGTCTCGTGCACGAAGATATTCTTCTATGGATTTGTATACGGTTACTGGATTTTCAGCAACATCCATCGCTTTTTGAAACGAGCTGATTGTTTCATTTGAAAGTTCATCGCCAGCTATGTAGAATTCATATAAGGTGCTGTCTGTCAAAAAGACCGTGAACTTTTGAATGCTTCTTCGTGGTTTCCGATCAATTAAATTTTTGTCTTCTAAGAATTTTCTTGAATGTTCATGGTCTTTTTCGCTTCCGTCAGAACTCCAGCTAAAACCTTCGAAATGCTTTTCTGCCAACATTAGTGTTGCTGTCACTAGAAAATCATACGGATTGCGATCTGTCTTGCAAAAATCAAATTCCGTTTCTTTTCGTTTTAAAACGAAATCCTCACAATCATGCGGCTTGCACCCATTGAAACAAAGCTTTGCTTCATCAAAGTATACATACTCGATAGCCAACGGCTCGTTCGTCAAATATCTTCCGGCTTGGTATGTGTTCTTAGGCAGGTCAAATATGACCTGATTTACATCTTTTAAAAACCGGTTCCATGTATGTAGTCCCGGTTTTGTTTTCATTTTCCAATAGTTTGTATATCCCATATATACCATCCTCCTTAATCTAATATATATATTTAACTATTACTATTTAAATCTTTTTGTTATTTCGTGTTTTCCTTTTTCAGTAATAGAATAAATAGGGTATTTTTCCCTTGTTTTTTCAATGAATCCTTCAGAACGAAGCTGTCGCAAGCTATTGACTGTATAGTCTTTTGGAAGGTTTAAGGCCGTATAAATTTCTTTTAGTGTCGGGTTATATAAAATTTTATCTATTTGCTTTAGCATGTGAAATCTTCGTGGCTGCCATGTGGGAACAAAATCCAAAGCTTCTTTGTCTATGGCATATACCTTTATTCGTTTGTTGTTGTTATTGTTTGATGGCGTGAATTTTGAATGAATGTGTTTCATTTTCCCTAATTTTTTTAGTACGCTCCATGTATGCATGTTCGCTGCGGCCGCAAGAGTGTGGCGTGTTACCGGTTGCAAAAGCTCTATTAGTTCCATTAATTGATCTTCTCGTGTTTTCATAGCGATTCCTTCTTTTCATTATATTATTATTTCCTTGAATGTTTCAATAGGTAATAGTATAAATCCCTTAGACTTTTTGTTTCCGCATTTCCAGAGTGCCACTATATCGCCTTGTGTCAATGCTTTTTCTATCCACTTTGGAAAATCCTTGTCTCGTGCCTTTACCTCTACCTTGTATGTTGCCACCTCTCCGCCGTCCCAGCCGTATAGTTGGGTGAAAAGCACATCCCCGTCGAGAGTTTCATCATATTTTCCATATGCTCCGCTTGCGAGCTGTCTGTGTGCCGTCCATCCGGGAATGTTATTTAGAAATTCTTCTGTCTTCTTTTCGTAGCGGTAGCCCTTCGACTTCTGTTTGGATGTCATTTAGTCACACTCTATAATTTTTCTTTCTTTAATTTTTCTATATCACTCATTCACATCGCCTCCTTCCTATTTCTCAATATATCGTATGCCATCTCGAGCAGCGCCCCCACGGCGAGACCCGAGAGGAATATGAGGATCGCCTCGAGGGCGAGCGGTGCCTCGCCCAGGAGGGTGCCGGAGCCTGTCCCGTTCATCATTCATTTCCTCCCCTTGTCTTAATTCTCTTCGAACATACCTCTAGCCACTTCGGGAGGGGTGGTTGCATCTCCATTGCTTTGGTGTGTTCCGTATCCTCAAAACTTGCCACTATTTGGAATTCTATTAGGCGTGGGCTTATGCTTCGTGGTTCACGTTCCTCAATGTACTCATGCATGAGTTTGATGTCGTCATGTTGTTCCATCGAGTGTTTTTTCATCCTGTCAAACGCCTTCCTCGTTTCACATGCCACCTTTTGCGCCTCATCCCGTGCTGACCGCATCGCATCTATCTCCTTCTTCCTATCGTCAAGCAACATCCAAAGCCCTTCAAACTCACGTTCTATCCGTTCATGCTTCTCTTGCAGCCGCTCGTACTCCTCGGCGGCTACCCAATCGTCCACATGTATCTCAATCCTTATCGGTTCCATTCAATCATCTCTTTCTTTTGGCATATATCAGGGTCTCTACTAATACAACATACACATTCAAGCGTTACTTCTAGAAACAATTGGTATTTACATCCTTTACAACTTTCTTTGCATAACACTTTTCTTTGATTACTTTTTTCAATATTCATTCATTCACCTTCTTCTTGATTTGCTTCTATTAGCTTTAATCTTCCATTGTTCTTTAAATGCAAATATTTGTCGTAACCGTATGTTGTCACGATCATGTTTTCAAGGCTGACCACAAACGAAAGACTGTATTCTATCAATGATTCCACAGAATTGTTTTCTGGTTCTGTTTCTATAAATTCCCTTAGTAGTTTGTGCGCTTCCTGAAGATCGTCTTCTGCCTCATGTATGCGTATCATATTTACTATATGTCCCATTTTGTTTCATCCTCTTGTAATATCATTTAAAATCTTCCAAAATATTGAGCCAGTATCGCCATAATCAAAAAGAAGAACCAGCTTACATATAATATTCTGAAATCCCGTTCTTCGGTTTCAACCCTTCTTTTTTGTTCATGCTTCCAATACTCGTAATATTTGCAAGCACTCTTTTTCCACATTTCAGATTCCTTTTCTATCTGTTCTTTGTCGTTCATAGTTTTGCCTCCGCAATTTGAAATACGCATTTAAAATCTTGTCTATTTTTTTAAGTTTCTGTTCGCTATGTTTTAGGTCTCGTTCGGCTTGTTCTATTTCGTTTAGTGTTTCTTTTATATCAATCATGTGCTCACCATGCATATTTGGAACGTATTTTTGTACGAATCTGTTGCTTTTTTCGTGAAAGATCCTGCAATAGTTTTTTTAGTTCCTGCATTTTCTTGAAATACGCAACATCTTCCCACCTGATATATGCATCCGGTTGAGAATCAAACGGTGTTATCACAAGAAAGAGCCTATTCATAAGCGTGTTTTTTGTTTTCTTTAAACGCTTCTTGTTTCGTGCGATCTCTCCGCAAACTAATATATAATCACGTTCGATCCCTTCCATGTTTGATTCATCAAGAAACCTATACATTCGTTGTTTTTGTTCTTTGAAATTCATTTTTATTCCTCAATAGAGCTAAATGGCATATGTAGTTCTTTGCAGACAAACGGAATCCAGAGATCATGAAGGACACCTGCACCCACAAGATATGTTGTTGAAAGCTGATTTAGTTGTTCAAGGTAGTTTGTATATGATTCAAGTTCCTGTATTTCTTTTAGAAACATATATTCTCCTATTAGCCAACAACTCAAAAAATGATGGCGGTCATTATCTCCTGTTCGTGCCTCTCGTTCAAGTACCGCATCTGCCGCTTCATATAATAGATTTGATTTCATTTCGGAAACCGATTTCATAAAATTGGCAAAAAACAAAAGACTTTCATTTACTTTTTTAAAGCTTAAAGGATCCATCATCATACCTCAAAGTTAGAATGTTGTGTTTCAGGTTCCTCAATAAATATATAATCTATGGCCGTCCAGCCCTCTTTGTGTTTCTGCAATATTATCTCCCAAAAATCATAAGCGTCATTGTAGGGGATATTTTTCAATCCCCCGTCGCTTACCCTGAACATTATTTTTCCCGGCATGTCATCTTCTCCAGTGCTTCGATCCGTTTTTCAAGTTTGGCTATTTCCAATTTCAAAAGTGTTATATCATCCATTTTAATTTCCCTTTTTGGTTGTTAGATCATCGTTCGGAAGGAATATCAAATTCAAGATTATTTATTCTCCTGATTTTTTCAAGTTCCTCTCTGGCTTCGAGTGCCTGTGCTTTATGTGTCCTGCTTGTTATTTCAGAATGCACGAAAACAAGAAAATAATCCTTTTCAGCAAGATCGAGATCCATAAACCAGCGGACACTATCTACTTCTGTAGACAGTTTTGGTACTTCCTTGTCAAGAAGAACACACCATTTATTAACTAATTCATTTCTAACAGTCGGTTCTTGGTCGCAAAACTTTTTATAAAAATAGAAAAAGCTTTTGGGTTCCATTAATAACCCTCCTGTTCCCTAATAATATTATAGCAATCGTTTGCTATAGCTTTAAAAAAATCTCTTATGTCTGTTGCTTCGACCTGATTGGTCTCAGCATATTCAAACAGTTCAAACAACATGTATTCTATGTTGTCCACAATATCCTCATCGAGTGCGAGGTTTAATGTAATTTTATTTCTTTCAATCTCTTTTTCTATGTCTTTTTGGATTCTTAGAAGTGTTTTATCACCATATTTTTGTCCGATATATGATGCGCATTGAACTGCATCGTCCATTAGATTCCATGCAAGATCTAACTTTTCTTCGTCAGTAAACGGAAGGGGTTCCCCTTCTTCTTCCTTAAAATGACTCTCTTCTTCAAGAGTCATTTCTACTTCCTCGATTTTTCGTTTCATAATATCCCTCTTGACTTAATATTAATATATAGCTTCTATTATTTAAATCTTTTTGTTGGCGGGGACAATTAGCGATGTGTCGAATTTGTCTGGAAAGGCGTTATGTAGATGTGTTGCTTCGTCCTTTGATTCAAGCTCAACAAACAATGAGATCTCGTGGCTTCTGAATACCGCCGTTATATGAAGCTTCATCGGCTGGTCGACTGTTACCGTGAAATCTGTTTCGTTTAGAAATGCGATAAATCCGACCATGTTCATATTTATTGGATCCAGTCCGCAACTGCTATATGACTTCATCATATATATATATTATATTTGATATTTATATAGTTTATTATTCAAAGAACTTATCCGGTGTGTGTTCGTTGAATCCTGTGATCGTCTTGTCTAAGATAAGGGCAAATCCGTTATTCCATGCTGGAGCGGTACTGCTATGAAGCGCATAATAATCAATCTTTGTCCTGTCGTATACCCCTCCGCATTCCATTGCAACGAATGTGTTGCTTCTGTCAAACGTGAAACAGTACCTATGCGTGTGTCCCATGACTATGTTGGATAGGTATTTGGAACAAAGGTCTCGTGGGATCTTTCCCGGAATTATCGAATGGTTGCGTGGATGGCATATTCTTGTATTGGTGTCCGTGTGAATGCAGTAATCAAATTCGCTTATTTTTATTTTCATATCAGGGCATACATAATCAAAAAAGAATTTCAAATCGAACTGATAGTCAAAGTATCGTGGAAGCCGGACATCATGGTTTCCTTGAATAAAATATATTTCGTTAAAGCGATCCAGAAAATGATTAAAGACTTCCCGTGCGGTCGTCATTTCAAGCAAAAGCGTGTGCTGTTTGTCTTGGCATCCAAAAGATGAAATGCTTTTCGCATCAAAGAAGTCTCCGGCAACAATGCACTTTTTAATGTCGTAGTTTTCTGCTATTTTGTTCGCCTTGTTTAGCCAGTCCAATGAAAAAAATGGAATGTGAAAATCGGAAAGGATGAGCGCATCACCCGAAACCTCAAGGAACGAATTGTATTTTTTCTGTTCGTGGTCTGCGGCCGCTAATTGTGTGAGATGATGATAGGCTTTTTTTGTTTTGTTATAAGAAAGACCGAATTCCTTTGCCCGTCGTTGTAATGTCCTTCTGGAAATTCTTGTGCCGTTGTTGCGCAGATGTGCCTCCACTCGTGATAGGCAGCCGTTATATCGTTCCAATAATGTTTCGAGTTGCGGTTTGGATAAAGCAACTCGTGGCATGGGTTATGTTAACAAAAGTTAATTTAAATAGTTTACTCCTTTTTATATAAATCCGCCTGTTTAAATTCGTTAAACGAGTTATAATAACATTTTTTATGCATTCTGCCTAAAAATTCAGAATGAATATATTCGTCGGTCTCATGTATCTCTTTTTCACAATACGGACATATATGCATTTATTCACCTAACATGTTTAATAGTGTTTTAAAGTTCTTATCATAATTGCTTAGAACAATTCTTAGTATATTGAAGTCTAATTCTGTAGGATTTTTGATATATAGAAATGTATTCTCTTTTTCGTCAATTACCGGAAATGCGGCGTCTATCTTATCTGGTTCTATGATTTTTTCGAGGTCGTTTATTATCTGTTGGAGTTCGTCTTTTGTCGTAATCAAACATGCCATTATTTGCGTGGAACATACCTTAATCTTTATCACCGTGTCCTTTATCTGAAATAGCATCTGGTTCGAATAACGGAAGCCGTGGCGGCCTTCGTGGAAAGATCGCCATGTATTCGAACCCTATTTGGCTCCAGTCCTGTTTTTTCTCATCGAGTGAGGTCTTGTCCTCGCTTACCGCAACTTCGATTATAAGGCCTCTCGTGAAGTCTACGACATCCGCCCTTCTTGTTTTTCCGTTTATCTCCTTTGAACATTCTGTTGCAAACTTATATCCTTGTGATTTTAGTTCTTTGCAGATCTTGAAGATAGTCCAGTCATGCTCATCTGTATGGGTTGTGGTTATGGATATCTTGTCAAACACTATTCGTTCTGTTCCGTTGTTCGTAAAATATCGGATGTTTGCATTTTCCTGAATCTGCCTTTCCCGTTTATTCATGGATGTTCCTCTTGTTTCTGACCTCTTTCCAAAACTCTCGCTGGTGTTGTTTCCAGATGGTATAATGCTTCTTTGCATGAGGCTGGGCTGACTTGGAAAAATGGTTTAGTTTAGACGTAATAGAGTGGCGTTTGCCTTGTTCTGCATTTGTGAGCGGTTCCATGTTGTTCTCGACCATGTAGGTTCTTAATGAGCTTGTTGTCGTGTGTAATATTTTTGCCATTTCGTTCATAGTATAATAAGGCGGAAAAAAATAAAGAGAGATAATATCCGCTTGCTTCAAGGTTGTCATTGTATCACTTAAATGTGTATCCTCGTTTTATTAGGTCTTCCAATATGGTTCTGATTAGGTCTTCGGAAACTGTCGGTTGTGCTGTCATTTTATCTTTGGCTTCCTCATCGAAAACCTCATGGTTTATTAGGTTTCCCTGTGCATCGTATTGTTTTGTTTCGACCGTTGTAGTTCCAGTTACGGTTGTTCCAGACGGGGAAGTACTATACGAGCTGTGGTCTGCATCGAATATCCTGCCTTGTGCATCTACCTGCCATTCTGCATCGGGTGTTCCGAACGTATCAAACTCCAACCTGTCACCGTGGATCTCACTCATTTCGTTTCGTGGGCGGTTCGATTCATCTGCTGTTATCGGAGTGTCGCCCTTTACGATCACCTTTATCAAAAACTTGTCTTCAACATAGGTTCCGGGTTCTATATCTGTCCAGTCGATCCTGCTGGTAAGCACTCCATCGAGAGGACACCAGAATCTCTTTAATCGAATTACCGGATATGTTATTTCACTGTCGTATGGATCGTATACCATTTGCACGCCGGACGGGATCACGCTTTCAGAAACAAGCAGTTTTGGGCTTGTTCCATAGAATTTCAAATCATGCAGAATTTCCCTTCTATGATATGGCTTTTCCATCTCGGCATTTGCTATTATCCTGTCGTGGTACATCTGGTTGCATCTGTTTATTCCGCTACATGCCATTTAATCATCTCCGTTGTTTGTTCTTGATTTCCCGAAATAATATGCCATTATATCCACACCGAATATTCCAACGAACCAATCCGGAACTGGATACTGGTTGCATAACATATAACTCACTGTCAATGTTAGAACCACCGTTACAAAATATCGCCCGGACATGAGTTTTGCAATATATAGATTCATGTTAGCACCTGTTCTAATTCTTGTGTGCTGACTGCCATTATTCGTTTTACATAATGGTTGAACAATATTCGGTCAATGTTGTGTTTCATAAGAAGCTGTGCAAGTTTCTTATCTTCCGGCCGGATTTGATTTGTTTCCCAAAGGTAGCGCAGGCTTAAAAATGTTTGTCCTATTTTTTCTCCCATGATAACCCCCCCTTAATCTGTATAGCCTCTTAATAGGAGTTCGTTGTCTGTCTTTAGATCGTTTATTTTCCAATGTAGTCTTTGTCTTTCTTCTGTTAGTTTTTGTATCGTTTGCTCATTTAAATGCAGTATTCTTTGCTCGAAAATAAGAAGGTCTATAAGTTCTTCTTTGCTTAAATTTTCGAGTGTCTTTCTAAATGCTTCTTGTGTGTTCAATATACTTCCTCCTTGTAGCCGAAGCCCGAGCAGTAAACACAATCACATGAGAACATCTGTCTGAGAGTTCCGTGCGTGTACCATCCGGTTCCTTTACAAACGGGACATTTTCTCAATGTTCCTGCATGGCGTTTTCCCCATTGCCCGACTGTTTCCCTATATTCTATATCCCACCAATTTGGTCTTATTTTTTCTTGATTGCAAGCTAACATATTTTACACCAGATATAACATATTAATAACACGCCTCTTTCCATCCAAGACCAGAACAATAAGGGCAACATACATACGGATATGAATTTTCACCAATTCGATTAAAGTTATTGTCATATATTGAGATAGTTACTGGTATTGGTGTTTTGTTCATATCTGCGCCCAGACCATGGCATGCAGGACATTCCCTAACATATTTACATTTTTCATGCATTTTTTTATTTGTATATTCCACTAATAATGCATATAACTCATAACATTTATTCACAAGTTCCTTTTCAGCTTTCATTCCTCATCCCACACATCATCTTCTTCATTATCCCATATTTCTAGCAACTCAGCGTCAAGATAGGATGCATAATATTCATACATTTTCTGGTCGTGTATTTTCTGGAGTTCCACGTTGCACAACTCAATTATTTTTAATAATATTTTTTCTATATCTTCATCATTCATTCTACTACCTCACATAATTGCGGCTCTCCGCATCTGTCAATAATTATTTTATACAGTTTTTTTCCAATAAGAAGATTGAACGGGATTGAGTCGTCTACATTAATGTAAGGTGTGGTGAATTTCATGTCTGGGTGAAAATTAAGGTTTGCACCCTCGTCTGTATTAATGTTGATTATCGCATCCTTATTCTCATACGTCAGCGTGTGTTCCATGCAGGTCATTTGATCTTCTTCCTGGGTATGAATTCCGGATGATATTTTTCGAGACACCATGTGGGATAATGTTCTTCCATCCATTTTACCTCTCTTACAAATCCTAACATAAGCTTACCTTCATTCGACCATCTCTTCATATAATCTGCAAAACAGACCATAGCATTCTGGATTTTCCATCTTAAACAGTTCGGATAATTCGGCATCGGACAAATTGAAGTCTGATTTTATTTTGTTTAAAACGGGTTGTATGTTTCCGGATCTGAACACATAGGGTGTTAACTGTCGTATGTTTGTCCGTAGCTGTTCGTTGTTATGTGCATTTAGTTCGGTTCTTTTGTATTTTAATTTCGCCACTATTTTTACTAATTTTTCTATTTCGCCTTCATAGAATACTATTAGCTCATCGATGTTTTTAGAATTCGGTTCCAACGAAAAGGACCTGTTAAGCCGCCGTTCTATTTCACGGGAAAGATTAGGATATTTTTCAAGCTTACTTAGAAGCCGTTCATCGAGTGTTATGCTTTTCTGTTTTTTCATTGTGCAACATCCTGAAGCTTATGCAGTTTGTATTTCAAAAGCGCGATCTCTCCGTGGAGTTCAAGTATCTCATTTGCATATAGTTTTATCGTAAGCCGGATCTGGTCTTCTGTTTCCGGCCGGTTGTATTTCAAAAGCCTATATGTTATCGCTTGTTCTATTTCATGTGATGCATTGTCAGATTCTTTTAAAAGATCATTGATCCTTTTATCAAGACTAATTGTTCTTTTCTCCTTCATATATTTAATTAGCACTACTAATATATATATTTTATTGTTGTTTAGGTCGCCCTAAAAGATAATATAAATTGGCGATTTATATTATGTTTTCAAAATATCATGGAAATACCTCAAAAAAGCCCTTTTACCTACTGTTAAAACTTCAATAAAGTATTTAAATCTAAAAAATCATATATAATTAGGTGTGTTTAATTAATAGCATAATAATACTAATTATTATGTGTGTTAATCGATTTTTGAAACATATTATGTTTTCGTGATTTATATTATGTTTTAGGTAACCCTAAACTGCTAAAGGTGTGAAAACATATTATGTTTTAGGGCTTCCTAACATTTTATGGGTTTCAAAAAAGTGAGGTGGGTTATGAAAGACCCACCCCGAAGGTGCTTATGAAGCTGAGATTTAGTGTACTTTTTAAGATAGTGTGGGGATTGTTTTTTGAGGAGGTGAGAAAAGTAAAGGCTCCCCACAGGCCTTTATTACAGTTATTTTTGGGTGTGGCCTACGTTTATATACATCATTCCTTTTGAGCTTGTATTCGTGTTGAGAAACAGTTCACGATTTTCGCTGTCTGTTCCTATTGGTTTCCCAGCATACTTTTCAACGAATGCTGAAAGAACTTGATCGTCTATATCCTCGAAATGTTCAACGATCCAATTGAACGTTAATCCATACTGGCCATACCTTAGTTTGTTCTGGTTTCTTGCTCGCTCGAATCCTCGTGTAAACAGATCTACCAGTTTGTCTTCCGGGTCGGTGTTTGGCCGTTCAGAAGCATTCGTTTGAGGAGAACCTAAGCCTTTATAGTACTGTAGTTTTTGTTCTCGTTCTTGCTTTTCAAGATTGAATCGTTCCTTCTGAAATAGATCTATAAGGATTCTCTCATAGATCTTATAGGCAGTATCAAGGATCCCCACATATTCTGCAGGGTCCTTTGTTCGTTCCCGTGCAAACTTGTCAAACAAGTCAAGCACTTCAAGCGTGTCGAAAGCGACACTATCGAAATTGGAGTCTTCCAACTTCATTTCTTCCACTTCTACATCTTTCAAGGTTGTCATAACTTACACCTTTTCAAAATAGATCGTGTACTTCTTTCCTTCTTTTAATTTCTTTAGGTTTGCCTTTCTTGTGAAGATCATGGCAAACTCCTTATATATTTTGAATGAACCCAATTTTTTTTCAAGGTCGGGCTTTGAAATTATTATTTCCCCTTGAAACTCCTCGTATTTAAGTGCATCCTTTTTTGGTATCTGGAATGCTGCTCCAGTACCATGTTTTCGAAATGTCCCCTGAAGTTCCATATATATTTATATAGTGTTTCTTATATATAAATGTTTTTATCAAAAGAAAAAATCTAATAATAGAATACAGTAACTTCCAATGGCTATACCTATTCCGAATTCGAGTACATCCCATTTCGTGTGATGAAATGAGGTGTCGCTTTCACACGCATCAATCAATTGATAGACAACAAATAGCAATACAAGAACATATAAAATAGAAGCATCTACCAAAATTAAAAAAGAAGAAAAGAAACCGCCAAATATATGATAGATCGTTCCTTTTGTGCTGTGCCAGTCGCAATAATTCATTTTGTCTCTAATACTTGTTTCTCTTCCTCAGGATATTTGTCCCTCACCGTATCGGCACTCAGTTTCGAGATGTCGAGCTGTTCTTCAAGCTCGTGCAGTTTCGCCTCCGCGTTGCGCCGTGCCGTCAAATACGGCTCGACATACGTCTCATGATTTGCCCGTGCCGTCTCGTTCAGTTTCATGATGTCCTGTTTTAAATCCTTGATGTCAGTCGCTATTGTCATATTTATTCACCTCATGAGAACGCCAGCTTCACCTGTCCGGCATCCTCATCCTTTACCACGAGATAGAGCGTTGCTCCATCGGCGTCGTACCACAATGCCATGTCCCCGTTGCTCGATAGCGTCGGCTCGTCGTTCTGGTCGTAGCGTTTCAGATTCTGGAGCGGATTGTCATTGAGGTCTGCACCTGCGAAACTGCCCTTTCCTGCTGATTTGACCTCCGTTACATTGCTGTCCCCTAACATCACCTGATTACTCGCTGTCGGTTCGGCGTTATACCCAATTGCTGTGGAGTTGGTATAGATATACTGTGGTGTGAGGGTATGTGTCCCTGTACCTGCATCAGTGAACGAATCAGTAACACATTCCAACGTATTAGCATCGACCACCTCCCATATATGGGGGTCGGTCGATAATCCTGCCGGAAGCGTGTCAGTTGTGGAAGCTTTGAGAATTCTCCTATCTCCTGCACTACCCCATCCATGCCCTGTTATCGTTACCTGATTTTCGGAAGCATTCACACTCTCAATGTTTTTCGCATTTCCCGAATCCTCAACGAATGTGGAAAACGAGTTATGTCCTATCGCTGTGTTGTCATCCCCATCATTGTATTGGAGAGAAGAATATCCAAATCCGTTTGAAGAATCCCCTGAATTATATTGGAGAGAATAATGCCCAAATCCGTTTGAATAATGCCCCGAATTATTTCGGAGGGAATAAAAACCAAATCCGTTTGAATCATTCCCTGAATTGTATTGGAGAGAACCATATCCAAATCCGTTTGAATAAGTTCCTGAATTGTATTGGAGAGACGAATGCCCAAATCCGTTTGAATAATCCCCATCATTGTATCGGAGAGAATAAGCCCCAAATCCGTTTGAAGAATCCCCTGAATTGTTTTGGAGAGACGAATGCCCAAATCCGTTTGAATAAGTTCCTGAATTTGAACTACCTGCGTATTTTCCAAGGAAGTTGCAACCTGTTCCAATATTGATAGCGAGCGACTGACTTCCACTTATATATCCGTATATCACATCGTTTGCGGTGTCGTACTCCAGATAGTCATCGGTGTCAAACGTTATTTTCGCACCTGTTACGGTCAGCTCTCCAGAAAAACTCGCATTATTGCTACTGTCGAACGTCAACCCGCCCGTGTTATCGTATCCTATTGATTGTGTTCCGAGAACAACATCTCCACCACTCATCGTTAAATCTGATGTCAATGTACCCCCATTGAAGTGCATTGCACCTGCACTTTTAACTTCAGTTACATTGCTGTCCCCCAACATTACCTGATTGCTCGCTGTCGGTTCTGCATCATGCCCTATCGCTGTGGAGTTCGTGTAAACGGTCTGGGGTGTAAGCGTGTGCGTACCGCTGCCGCTGCCCGCTGCGAACCAATCGCTTATGCATTCAAGAGTATCAGCATCGACCACTTCCCATACATCCACGCCCGCATCCAATCCGCTTGGAAGTGTTCCTGTTGTTGATATTTTCAGTAGGATAAAATCGCCAACGCTTCCGAATCCATGAGCGGTAACGGTCATTTGGTTGTTTGAATCGACACTTACGATATTTTTGGCGTTCCCTGAATCTTCAACGAACGTGCTGAATGCGTTGTGCCCTATGGCGACATTATCGTTTGCACCATTATATAGCAGGGCATTCGTTCCAATTCCCTGCGAATAATTGCCTACGTTATATCGGGAAGCGGATTTGCCAATTGCAGATATTTCATTGCCTGTGTTAAATTGCGCGGCATCCTCCCCTACTGCTGCAACATTGTCGCCCTTATTATACTCCGCAACACACGTACCCACACCAGATACGTAGTTGCCTTCATTCGTCCATGCGGCAGACACACCCACTACATCAACATAACTACCAAAATTGGTGTGCCCTGCATAGTGCCCTACTAACGTGCAGAAGTTCGAACCACTCCCCCCGATAGTTAGTGAGGTCTGGTTCCCTATAAGGAGATATAACACGTTGTTTGTTGTATCAAAATATAGATAATCTCCTGAATCGTATATCATTGAATGGGTACCTATCGTCACATCCCCGGTGAACGTACCGCCGGAAAGTGGCATGAGGCCTGCTTCGGCTATGGTCTGATTCTCCCAATGGTCGGTGACGTAAACTATGATCTCCCCGTCTGAAACAGTGTCAATAGTTACGTCAATCTTGTTTGTATCAAGATCGCTCAATGCCGTTCGTACTGCTGTACCCCAGCTCGCGGCTATTGTCTCTCCTGTTGATACCTCATCAGGTAGTGTAATTGTCATTCAGATCATCCCCATGATGCGCTGTCCCATACGCCGTACTTCCTGGAGACATCATCCTCCTTGCGTATGAGCAGGTAATCGATTTCGATATCATTCGTGTTTGTGGTGTCCCTGACATTCACCCGGAAGTCGTCGGTCGTCGCGCTTATGGTGAACGCCCCGAGGTCGAGGACATGCCAGGTGTCCGTTTCGGTGGGAGACACAAAGCTTCCCGTGGTGCCAGGCGTTACCCCCTGCAGCTCCACCGTTGACGTGGTGTTTGCGTACACGCATGCGTAAAATGAATATGAACCGGACGGCAGATTGAGCGCGGCCGTGTCGAGCACCTTCACCGAGCTTCCCGTCGGGGTGTAGACCACCTTCTCGTCGTTGGAGCACGCGGTGTCGGTCGTGTCCGTGCCTGCGGAGTTGTTGTCCTCCGCTTCGATGTTAATATAATGCTCGCTAAGATCTTCTATTTCGTAGAACCCTATGTCGAATTCATACCGTGTCGCTTGGGTTCCGGTTTCCTTGAAACTATAAATGATCGCCCAGCCAGAATAATCATTGGTCTGAACATAGATTGTATTTGAATAAAACGGGGATGTGTCTGAAAGGATATCGTGGCCTAACGGAACAGGGGTTATACTTGTCCTGTTGGCATGCCTGCATTGTTCCCGTATCTCTGTGCGCCTGTCTGATATGTTCGAGGCCACCGCTATCGTTACCCGGTGTTCAAGCCCGTTATGTATATGCTTTATCTCCGTTGCATCATTCGTCAGGGTGCTCTTTCCTATTTGAAGCGTCATCCTTATTCTCCAAGTCAAGCAATGTTGTCAACAAGACTTTCTTTAGTTCGTGCCTGTCTATGTGTTTTTGTTTCCATACCCATTGTCTTCCATTGCTCTCTATCCAGAACACGGTTTCGTTTTTTTGGGGTTTTTGTTTGAATGGATTTCTAATCTTCATTCTCCAGTACCCCTTCTCTTGTCATGTGTGTTATCACTTCTATTAATGCCTTCCATGTGATGTGTATCTTGTTTTCATCCGGATGGTAATCTTCCTTGTCGTCATGTATGTGTACCGGATCCATCGGTTCTGCCCTGAACTTCTCCCAGTTAGCTAGTTTCTCCAAAACATCTTTTTTTATCGTTTCATACATGGTTCCATGCAAAGGATGAAGCTCCTTCCATGGATAATAGTTGCCTTGGTATTTGAATATGAGTTTTCGTTCCTGTAGTGCCCGAACCTTCGCTTCAAGTGCCTGATTGTCGTCCGATAGGTTAAATATATCTTGAAGCTTTGCGTGTTCTTTTTTTGATGTATGTTTCTTTTCAATCACGTCTAGGATCTCTTTCTTTGATACTCCTTTTTCTTTCTTAATCCTCATTTTCGTCATGATCTGACCTCCGTTAATAATATATAATTACCTTTCCCCGTATTCGTCCGTTCTGATCACTTCCGAATACAAGAGAATGGGTTCCTTCTGTGTTCACATAGTCCGTTATGTCTAATTCCTCGCTGAAATTATTACTCCATGAGCCGCCTAATGCGGTTGTCCTGTCTGTCCCGTTGATCGTCAGCGTCACATTGCTTGGGTAGGTGTCTTCTTTTAATTCCGCTCCTGCGCTCTCGCTTCCCGAATTGCCTGTGATGGATGCTCCACGCCCTCCGCTTGCACCCGAAACGGAAACGGAAGAACCGCCCGAAGAACCTGCTATATCTGCGCCTTCGGATCCCGTATCGCCAGAATTGATGTCGGCGGCTGCTGATTGGGTGCTTCCACTAGACAAATAATACATATTTGATCCGCTTGTATTTGCATCTGTGCTTCCAGTAAGGGCACTATGGGAATGTGGAAAATCCGAACCATCTACTTCGTCTGTTCCCCCTTCGCTGCTTAGGTCGTGGTCATGAGACTTGTAAGCAAATGAACCATAATTTGAATACAACGAATGTGTTTGACTTGTATCTTCCAACGTTCCATAATTATGGTCGTGATTGTCTGCGTCGTATGTTCCGTCACCATGGCTGTGGCTATCGCCGCCATAGGTCCCGACCCCGTGTGTGTGAGAATCTACCGTGTAACTTGCGGCGTTGTCATGGTAGTGAGACTCTGCTGAGTATTGCTTGTATTTCAATCCATCGATTTTTAGCGTTGCCTTTACTATGCCTTCCTCTTGCACATCTAAGTTATATGTAAGTCCGAAACTTGAACTCAGATTTCCCTCAAAGGTGTCTATGTATTTTCTTCTGGTATCTAGGTCTTGGATGTTCGCCGAGCCGTACATTGCTATTCCGTCATATCCGCTTATTACGTTTATAGTCTTGTCAATCGTTCGCTTGCTTCCGCATCGAAGTACGCTTAATTTTTCTGAAAAGTTATGGTCTATCCCGTATATTCTTTTGTACTCAAACGTATGGGTGTCCGGGTTTCGAACATATGCCCTGTCGTTGATCGTTATGTCTGTGTTCAGCGGTATCGGTCCGATCTCGTATGTTGTCTGGGTGGTTGAATATTCGTTCAATATGTTTGAGGCCTTTTGTTCCGCATCGGTAGTATCGGTTATGTCCGTGTCTGTAACCACCATGTCTTCGTATCCGTTTCCGCTTGTGGCTCGTGCCATTACTTCTTGCCATGTTCCGTCTGACTGCTGGACCTTGCTTCCAATCAAGATGATCCTGTCTACTACCGAATCCGTGTCTTCCTCTTTTATCGTTTCATATTTTGTAACCGTATAAGAGTTTGTGTAATCTGTTCTTGGCTTGAATGTTATTATGTTGCTTGTCTCCGTGTAATCCCAGACACCGTTTGAATCGCCTATGTCGCATAATCTGTCTAAGCTCACTATCATGTACTCATGATGAAAAGTTATGTCCTGAACATCATAATCCGGGGTGCTGCTGAAATTCGCATAAAACCCCGAATCATACAGTAACCCGTTGGAGTAATTGGTATATGTTCCGTCTGTCTCGGACGTGCATAATTCGCTGTCTCCTGCGCTAAACGTTCCTATGGTGTTTGCTGCCGAATCTTGTGCAGTAATGGTTCCTACCGCATTTGAATTTAGGCTAATGGATAAGATCCCGTCATAACTATTTGAGCTGGTTACGCTTGATGTTCCGGAAAGAGAGACTGTTTCATTTCTGATAAAGGTGTTATATGTTCCGACTATCGTTGCGTTTTGCGTATCGTCTGCGCTTGTGCTCACCAGACTTATTGTTCCTGCTGTTTGAATGTCTTGTGTCCATGCAGCGTCTCCGCTCCAGCCGGATAAAATTTCTTGAATGTTTTTGTTTATGTACTTTCTATGTCCGTTTGTTCGTTTTGCCAATCCTACAAGAGTTCCCCGTGCGGTGATTGAATAGCTTGTTCCGTTTAGTGTATGCTGTGGAACAAACGTTTTTATGGTTCCTGTGAAAAATGTTGTATTGTTTATTTCTGCGGTTATTGTATCTTCTTTTGCGATATTGTTTTTTAATTGTGGAATGGACGGTTCAAGGACTTCAAATGTCATTTCCGCTATTTCTCGCTGTTCGTGGGTAAAACTAACATCAACCGCATCATGCGTTATGTCCGTTGTCGTTGTATCGTGCGTTACTGTAAGCTTGTATTGATACATGATCTTACCCAAAGTATAGTCCTTTTCTTCTCTTTCCTAATTCAAGAAGACGTTTTCTAAGATAATCCGTCATGTTGTCTATTTCTGATTTTGTAAGCTTTTGGGCTGTTGGCAAAGATATGTTAATATTTTCTACCACTATCGTTTCTGCATTATTTGAGGGTGGAGTAATATGCTGTAACCTGTCTAGAGGAATGACCGCCTCCGGTCCGGCCTCACCTATCATTGCAAACGTGGGTTTGTCTACTATGCCACCTGAAGCAAGTCCCGGAATATTCAAACCTGAAAAGTCAAGTGATAATAGATCGTTTAACCATCCGGGCGGCGAAGGCCAGCTCACACTAACTATTATCGACTTGAATTCCGAACCTGCGCTTCGTACCCAATCGACAAAGTTCTTTAACCATCCGGAAATGGTGGAACCGAGTTTTATGGTTGCGTTTTTGACTGTTGTCCCTTTGTCTAATATCCAGTCCACTATGGTCTTTAACCAACCTTTTATCTTAGATCCGAGATTTATAATTGCTTCTTTCGGATTTTTCCAACCGCCATCAAGTATCCATTGTATGAGGTCTGTTGCTCTTTTTTCTCCCCACAACATTGCCTTAAGCGGAAGCGAGATAGGAAGCGTTATGCCCTTCCATAACAACCCGACTGCTTTTCCTGCGGTCTTTCCAAACAATTGTTCTGCAATTCCGGAAAGCAGTTTCTCAGGGAACGAGAACCTAAAGTCGATCAATGCATCGCTTATACCTATCCGTATCTTTTGGATATTAAGGTCTAGGTTGGCCAGTTCCATCAACATCTTCTGGAGTAATGCCTGAACCCCGTTTTTCCCTTCTGGAGTTTCATAATTTGCTATTCCGTCCGAGATACCTTCACCTATCCTATTCAGAACATCGTTGAGCTTTCCGGAACGTATATCATCTGCAACGGTTCCTAAATTTTCATTTATCCATTTAAGAAGTTTTGTCGAGACATCAAGAGACCATCGAACCGCGTCTAAGACCTTATCTACTGCGGCCTGAATATCCTCTTTATCGAGTTCTTCAAAGGCCTCTATTATCCCTTCCTTTATACCTTTCAATTCTTCTTTCAAAGTGCCCCATACACCGCTCCAATTGGTTTCTTCTATCCTGTTATAGATCCCTGTGCCTATGCCCCGTAACATATTCAGTAATCCATTGAACACACCCACCCAGTCTGTGTTGAATATGGTGTTATAGACAAAGGTTCCCACTCCTGCCAAGGCATCAAAAATGGATTCGCCGAATTCCGACCAGTCTGTTTCAAATAATAGTTTCTTGAAGCTTTCCACGACAGTATTGAATATGGAAAAGAGAGAATTGGATAATCCCATGAAGTCTATATCTGAAAATAAATCTATCGCCTTTTTGGGAAGGAATGTTACAAGGTCGCCTAACATTTCCCCTAATTGAGAGAAATCACCCGTATCGAATGCTTCCTTTAAACTGTCTGTGAAGTCCATTATTCCGCCGGCAATGCTTCTCAATCTTCCGCTTATGTTGAATGTTGAAACCATCCAGTCGCCAAATGCGATACCTGAAGTCATTACTGAATTCTTGAGTATCTTGAATGCTCCTGAAAGCGTGTTCATCTGTTGGTTTGCCATTCGGTCTGCTGTTCCGCCCGATTCCGCTATAGCGTCCTTTAGTTTTCCAAAGCTTTCGCCGGAATCTTCTGCGAGCTTTCCAACAGACATGCCCTCTACACCTAATATTCGTAGCATCTGTGTGGTTGATGCTCCTGAATCTCCGAGTTTTGCAAGGATCTCCGAGAATGTATTTGATTCCGGTGAAACATCTTGTACTGTCAACCCTAGTTCTTTTAATGCGCTTGCCGCATCACCGGCCGGATCCATAAGGGCATTAAGTGACTGGCGTAGTGCCGTACCTGCTTGGCTTGCAGGAATACCGAGGTTATACAGACTGCCGAGTGCGGCTAACGTATCATCCAAACTATACCCTAATTGAGAGAACATCGGTCCGGCATAGGTCATCGAATCCGCAAGTTTTTCCATCGTTGCCTGACTGCCTGCGATGGTCGTTGCAAACTTGTCTGCCACCATCTCGGCATCTGAGGCCTCCAGTCCAAACATCGTAATAGTTGCCGCCACTTTCTCGGAAACAAGTGCCATGTCGGATTGCGTTGCGGATGTAAGCTTTAATACTCCTGATAGTGCCTCTGCTGACTGGGTTGCATCCCATCCTGCCGAACCGAGATAATACATGGCTTGTGCTGCTTGTGTGGCAGAATAGCCGAGCATGGTCACTTCTTTCGATGTAGCGAGGTCTTTCAGTCTTTCAAATGTGTCTCCGGTGGCATTCGTTACTGTTTGAACGTTCGCCATCTCTTGCTCAAAAGAGGAGAACACTTTTATCGAACCTGCCACTCCTGCGGCGAGTGCGGCGGTTCCGGCTACCGCTCCCATTTTAAGGGCGGATTTCATCTTGCCGCCCAATGCTTGCAGTTTTGACTGTGCCTTTGTTGTGTCAGCACCCACAACGATCTTTATCTTCTGGTCGGCATAGTTGAGCATGTTACTTGATCCCCATCTTTTTCTTCAAGAGTTTCGAGTTTGTTGTCTTTCCTTCTTCTAGTTCTCGTTTCAAGCTTGTATATTCACCTAAGAACTTCCATTGGATGACTGTAAGCTGATTTAGCTTTTCATAGTCCCAATCAAGAGTTTCCAGCATCCCCCCTATCGTCAGAACTGCCTCGTCGCTTAAATTCTCGAAAGGAAGGCTCCAACTCCTCGACAAATGCCGACATCAATACGTCTGCGACAAATCCGAGATTGTCAAATATCTTTGCTGTAAACTTATGTTTTCCCTCTTCATCTTCAACATAGTCAACACACTCAATGAGTATGTCCCTGAATACCTTTACAACGTCCCCGTCATCCTTTGCCTTGAATTGCGCTTCAGTCCATTTCAGCCCTTTCGGTTCATGCCAGTAGAATACAAGCGTGTCTGCTTCTGATTCACCCACCTGTAGTTCTATCGTTCCGCTTCGTGAATGTGTCAAATCGGAGATCTTAACCATGTTTACACCGTGTAGCTTGCTGTTTCGTTTGTCAGCTTTACGACCAGACTTGAAGCATCAGAACTGTTGTAGATGGCTCGCCAGTTTACCGTGAGAATATTTCTATTCCCTCGTGATTGGCTCGGCGTTACATCCTCTATGTATGCGCTGCCTATGTCGAATTCCAATGTGTCCTTATATGTTGAAGCAATCGTTGCACCTTCCCATTTGAAGTCGAGCGGAAATGTTGCGAGAGTGGCCTGTGGGGTTGTGGCGGCATCCGCACCCAGAAACATCTCGTAGACATCTTCATTATATATCATGTCAAAACTGCCGGACACTTGCACTCTGGTCTTGTCTGCGTTTGAAAGGGTATAGCTGTTTACCGCATAGTCTTTGTCTAGAGTATTCTCGATAGACAGGTTCCAGCTTTTCAGCGTATATGTCGTGGTCGAGTTTACGCTGACCGTCCCGGTTGATCCTTTACCAAACCAATCTTTTGAATCGAAGCTTGCCGTTTCGAGTGTGGCCGGTTCTGCGAGTGTGGTGGCTGTGAAGCTTGCGCTTGCGCTCATATTCTCATTCTCACCCATCGAGAATTCGAGGGAATCAAATACGCATCCGGTAAAAGGCAAAGTTTCGCTAGTGAGCGGAGCCTGCACCGTGAACCAGTTCAGCGTGGCTGCGTTCTTGAACGTATGCAAATACGCATCGGTGGTCTCCTGTTGTGCGGACGTGCAACTACCCATAACCGCACCGAGCGTCAAACCGATGTTTTCCGGGCTTACTCGGAAACTGTATTCGCCGCCTGCATCGAGATTTCCCCTACTGTGTTTTAGATCCTCAATGCCGGCAATGCCTTCGTCAGCTATGGGTTGGTTGTTTAAGCGAGGTGTAAAGCTTTCCACATTGATGAAGCTTGTGGGTGTTCCCGCCGTGCTTTGATCGTCTTGTTTTACGATACCTACATACTGCGTCATAGGGTTTCATCCTCCTGTTTTTTTTCCTTTGAATGATACGTTCGTATCTGTGTCACGCCGTCCATTTTCTGTAAGGCGTTTATCAATCCTGCGTCTTCCGTGTCTATTATTCCATCGTTGCCTATCGGCACGTTTGGAATTATCTTGTTTCGTACCTTGAATCTCATCTGTTCACCTTGTAGTAAAACTCTAATAGTATATCGTCCAGATAGCCACGAATATAATTTTTGGTCGAATCCCGAAGCCCTGTTTCCTGATACTGAAAGAATCGCTTCTGGGAGCTTATTTTTCGGACATGATAGAAGCTTAAAACATCTAGGTTATTATGAAACAAATCCCTGATGGAGTCGCTTAATGTGTTCAGTTCGCTTCTCGTTTGCGCCACTACATACACACCTACTCTTAGAGAACAATCCGCCGTTTCAATAGAGAGATATTCCCGTTCCGTGTATTCGTTTATATCATCCAATATGATATAAGGCATTCCTATGTTGGTATTCGTGTAGCCTAAGATAACCCATTGTGTCCCATGATAATAATTTACGGAAACATCTGTCGCATCGTCCGGCTTCGTTCCGTCTGATGTGAATGTAAAACCTGAATTGGTGTTGGTGTAGTCCGTGTTCCATTCGAACGTATAGCTCTCCCCGTTTGAGGTTCCGCTTATTGAACGAATAGAACTGACCGGAGTATTAGAAAGGGTATAGCTTAATGTGCCGTCAGAATAGCTTACAGTCTCTCCTTCGGCATATGTCTGTCTGGATGATACTACGTCATCCACATTGTTTCGTATGAGGTCTCGTACCTCTTGTTCTAACTCCGATTGAGTTTTTGTCATTGTATCGCCTCGTTAGGCCGCCTTTGCTCTTCCGGTGAATCTTCAAAGGCTATATGCGTCTGCATTCAGTATCTTTATGTCTGCCGTGCTCCCTATGTTTTTTTGCAATGCCGGTTCCATGTATCTTTTATTATTTTTTTCCACTATCGCCGCATAGTCAGCTCCACGCTGGCTTGGTCTTTTATAGGGTGGCGGCTTGGTGTCCGCCAGTATCGTAACACTAAGGGGTTCGTTTTTCTCGGTAACGATATGTGCTGCGAGATTTCCTGTTGCTCTGGGAACAATGTCTTTCGCATCCCGTTCTACCGCATGCCCGAACTTTTTCAATTCATTGTCTATGTTGTCCCGGTCTATGTCAAGCTCGTGCATAAGCTTTGATACATTTGCAGTCATTGTTATCAATTAGATCAACCCCCATTTTTTCATCATCGCTATTAATGTAACAAATGCAGTAATGAAACCTGTGGCGACGCTTCCTATAATGCTTTCGTTCCGTGTTTTTCTCAATGCGTGTTCGTGTTCCTTTTCGTGCATCGTCTGCCATTGGATTATCTTTCCCTGCTCTATCCTCATCTCTACTGTCACTTGGGTATTTTGATCCAGTGCTTCCTTTAAACAATCTCGGTCTTTCTTTTGGTCGTTCTTCAGTTCTATCAAATCGTCGTGCATCTGTTGTTGCATCGCTTTCAAGACCGCTAAGTCCTGCGCCTCCCGTTTCGTGACCATGAAAATTTATCCCCATGTGGTTTCTCCTTCCTGATTGATATAACCATACGTTACATCATCGGTCGAAAGTTCCTCTGCTATATCCGATAAGACGATACTCGCCCGTTCTGCAAAATATTTCTCCTGTGGAAACAACATGCTTATTGTTATGTACAGAACTGCGAGATTGTGTTTCTCGTCTGCATCGTCGTAGCTTGTCTGGGCACGAACCTCGAACTCCTTTTTTGCATAAGGCAAAATATTGGAGATGTCGGTGTCTGATACTGATTGGGTCTGCACCATTGACCGAACATCTGCAACAGAAAGCGTCATGAGATCACTTCTTTTTCGTTCGTGGCTTCTCGTCTGGCGGTATCACCGGTTCAAGATAAATAAGAGAGGAAGTAGGAAACTTGTTTTTATCCACTTCCACTTCCTCGCCTTTTCCGTATACCGTGCCATCGAGTTCGAACTTGTTTATCGCCACCTTCGCTTTGACTTTCAGGAGATCACCTTATATGGCCGATAGCTTACAGATCGCGTTCGAGTCACGAATGACCGGAACTAATGCCTCGTAGCACATACCCCAGAGGCCGCCGCCATCCTTTAGTTTGATAGGCTCGGTAACGGTCGTGAAGTCCTTTGCGACCACAAGTTCGACATACGGTCGTATTTCCTCCCGTGCCGGCAGAAGCATGGCCGTGCCTGCGGTAAGGTCGTGGTCCTTGTAGATCTCTCCGCCTATGAGGTCTTTCACAAACTCGAACTCGCTAACCCCTGCGCCGCTTCCGGTAATGGATGATCTGAGTTCCCCGTACTGTGTTCGGGCACAAACGAGATTGTAGCGTCTGGCTCGTATGCCGTCAGCTTCAATGAGGTCGATTGCTCCCTGTACCGCGTCAATCGCATTGCCAGCCGTTCCGAAGTCCTTTGTAGTGGAGTAATCGTTGCCTGCACCTTGATAGAGACCGTCTATGTCGTAGTTCGTGCCATCGGCCGAGAATCCCTGAACGATGAACTCGTTTTCGAGTTCGGCAACCCTGTATGCCGCACTCTCTGCGTTGGCCGTGTCAAGAGGCGTCCCATAGCGTCTGCTCGAAGCAAGGTCCCGTTCGTTTATCCTCCACGATTTTGAAAGCAACGGAATGTTTTGGTTGCTTCTCGTGATGTTCACCATGTCGTCAGACTGCCTGAACGTCCATGTGAGCTGAGCGTCACCCATGTCCGTGTATTCATCGTATGAATATACCTGAACACCGATGTCGTTAAGTGCCTTGACTGGAAGGTATTCCCGTGCCTGAATCCTGTTTCGTGCAGACCAGAGTGCCCTTTGGTCGATGAACTTGTATTGTTCCTCGGTCAGTTGTGCGTTGCCCATAAGTTCGCTTGGTGTCTTCACTTACATCACCATCCGTGCAATAATGTCGTCTGCACCGCTTGAGGCATCGACGGTTTCCTCTGCTACTGCAACCTTTCCGAATCCTTGGTGCTTGACCTTAAGCAGGATGTAGCCCGCTATGTCGTGGTTGGTCGTGGTGTAGGTCACTGAAACGGTAGTTCCGTCGCATGTGTGGTACAGTCTGTTGAACGTACCTACATCGCCGGCAGAATCCGCACCTGCCTCGAAGTCGGCGAGAAGCACACCGTAGTCGGTGGCTGAAAGGTACTCTTCGGAACTACCGCTCGTTACTGTTGCAGTAGGTCGGATAAATCCAGCGGTGGCGCAACTTATTCCATCAAGGAAACCGTCCGCATCCCCTGAAGCTTCCGTTGAGAGAAGCCCAACATCGAGCTCGCCTGAAGCCACTTCGTCAGTCACATATACTGCGATGTCCTCAACGACCACGCCGCTTGGCAGGTCAACTGAAGTGTCCTCCTCGGAGGTGTTCTTGGAGAACGGTATCTTGATCCATTCCTCTCCAAACAACGGGGCTACCTGTCCTGCGCTCCAGACCGTTAAACCGTCGCCCTTCTCTGCCTTGAATCCTGCGCCGAGAGAGGAAAGCACCACCGCATTGCTTCCTGTATAGACGGTCGCCCAGTCGCCAGCCCCGTAAGCAGTGCTTATGGTCGTTGGCTTGTCTCCGCCTGTGGTCGTTTCGTATGAAAGAATGCCGATTACTTTCTTTGTAATGTCCGCTACAACAATGTCGTCATCATTCGTTCCCCGTGCAACGAATCGTCCCGGATAACAGTTTGTTGCCGTTTCCACTTTGTAGTCGACCCTGAGCGGCTCTCCGCTTATGCGGATCGAATACGAAGGTTCCTTGTAACCTGTGTATGCCATTTTAGATCACCTCGTCCGGACGCACCCATTCACGCTGGCCGTACTTGTTTATTATGGGTACGCCGATACCGGTGTATTCCTCTTTCTCTTCCTCGTCCTCTGCAAACTCGGAAGGTGTCTTGTCTTCTGACTGCTTGTTCTCTACCGGCTGTTCCGGTTCCGGCACATCGAAAGAGTTCAGCAGCGTTTCCTTATCACAGATCGAAAGGTTTTCAAGAATAGGTTCCAACTTGGAGTTTCGTTCAAGTATCGCCTTGTTCAGCTTCTCGTGCTTGGCGTTTAGGATGTCCTGAAGCACCTTGTCCTTTTTTTCGAGTTCTGAACGAAGGTTGGCTATTTCCTCCGCATAGTTGGTCTCTTCTTGTTTTTCGTCCTGCACCTGTTCCTCATCCGTCATAGAATCACCTTGTGCGTTTTGTTTTAATGCTGGTTCAAACTGTATATATGTATAATCATTATTTCTAAGCCATGCTCTTGCTTGTTTTTCTGTGAATTTTTGTGCATCGAATCTTATTGATTGTATTTCCGTTTTAGAATCTTTTATTCCGTAAATTACATTTATGCCCGTTCCGAATTCATCGTTTTTTCTCCTGAATGTTTCATAGCCTTCTGGTTCGTGTATTCGTGCCGAATGCTCGTTTTTATACGGGTTTATAATTATAGAATCATCCGGTGGGCAATAAGATAGTGAAGCGGTTGTCGGATCTGTATTTTCGAATCCTGATTCTGTCCCGGTTGTTCCATATAAATGAGTGTGATTATGGTTTGTGTTTGTCGTTCCAGTTGCATATCCGGGGTTCAAGGTGGTCGTGTTGTTTTGTTCTGTGTTTTCTACGCTGGCATTGGTTCTGATACCACAACCGTCCTCATAACTACACCGTCCTTTCCCCTGCATAATAATAGCAACGTGGTTTCCCACGATGTTTCGTTGTACTGCGGTATATGGTATTCCATTCAAGTCACCCCCCTCTTCCATTACATTGCACCAATAGCCTGCGCTCACATCGAAGGTTCTGTTTTGTTTGAGCTGGTTTATTATCTCCCTTGTTTTGTCGTTCTTGTATATCACGCCGACACATCGCAATTTTGAACCGTCTATATGGGCTTGCTCAATATGCCCGTTTATGTCCTGTATGTTTGTCACCATGCCGGTCGTTGGGTGCTCGATTGTCAGCTCTTTTCTCTCAAAGGTGTTTCGTATATCGTTTGTTACCTTTGCAAATTCCGTCATGTCTATAAGATGGTTTGTGTGGTCGCTTCGTTCGGGATATTTCATTACCATTTCCTGAATGACCGTTATAGGAACCTTTACATATTCGTTCGTCTCTTCTATGATAAGCGGTTCTCCGTTGTTTGTTATCTGCCCTGTAACTTTCTCATTATTGTTCAAGATCATGCGGCTACACCTGCGGCCTTGCTTATAATATTGTCATATACCTCTTTTCCCGGGATTATCACGCACATGCAGTTTGGATGAAGCGGAGGCGCATGCAATCCGCAACTGAATGTCTCGTCTATTCCTACCTCTTCGCCTTCAAGCATTGCGCATTGGGGACACGGCGCATACGTGCTCCACGTCTTTGTTGTAAGTCCCGAGTACTTGTATCTGTGAAGGGTTGCGGCGTTGTATGCCCGCATCATCTCTGAACGTGCGATCCTTTTTGCCTGATAGCCTTTTAATCGTCCTTCCTTTACCCAGTAGAGTTCTTCCCTTTTCTTTATCTCTTGCGCAACCTGATACGGATGAAGCCCGTTTTCCGCTCCTTTCTGGATCGTGTCAAAGAATATCGTTCTCATCTCGTTTCCCCACTTTTGCATATACGGGTTGACTTTCGGGTATTTCTGATACCAACGGGTCACAAATGTTTCAATCGTCCGTCTGCTTGGAACCTCATACAAGTAATAGCTTGGATAAATAAAACCCGATGTGTAGCTTGCGATAACACCCCGTGCCAACTGCTTGTTCATTTCCTCTACCAGATCGTTTATGCGCTCGTTTGCGTATGCTATCATGTAGCTTTTCTCACTCGGTGTCATAGATCCTCAAACTCCCGTAGTATGTCCTCAACGGTCTGTTCTATTTCCTCTTGGGTCTGTTCGTCTATGAGGTTTGCGAATTTCGTGCTTGGGGTAAACAAACTTTTCACTTCTTCGCTTAATGCGTTCTCCACTTGGCTTGTGTCGACCTCTGTTTTGTCGGGTTTGGTATCTGATTCGACCGGGATAAACTGTCCTTGGATAAGTCTGTAATCATCATCGAGCTTTCTCATTCCCAGCATTTCACGCACTTCGTTTGCGGTAAATCCCGAGTTCATGAAACCTATTGCCGCACTCGAAAAGTTCTTAAGCATCTCCGCACGCCTGCTTTCTTCCATTTCCTTTTGCGGTTCCCACCGGATCTCATATTCTGCCGCTTGTATGTTATGGATCTGAAGGACCTTGTTATAGAGGTCGAACAATCGTGGCGCTATGATGGTTTCCTGAATTGAGTTAAGGTCTGAGTAATAATCCTTCCAATTGAATTCTGCTCCTGTTACCGCTCCTGCTTGGCTCCCGAGCAAAACCGTCTTCGGGATGTTCCAGCCGGCCGTTATGTCATCCAATAAAGCGGTCACGTATGGGCTTGGGTCAAGTGCCTTTCCGTTCGCTCCCTTGAAGTCGACATCGAGCTTGTCTTTTTCAAGTACCATGGAAGTCCATGCATGCGATTCTTGAAACCATGTTGAAAGGTTCTCTTTCTGGTTTTGCGGAATTGATGAATCCATATAGAGGATAGGATAACCCGAACCGTATCGCACCATCGTCTGACCTAATCCCCAAATGGCGTTCATGTAGCTCATGAGTGCGTTGAAATTATGGTCTATCTGGCTTACGCCCTCCGGATGTGTTGGATGCTCTTCATGCACCCACCGTAGAATTCTGCTTGGATGTATCTTTAGTTTTGCCCGGCTGTCTTTTTTGTTGAATCCTGAAATTGTATAATGATCTATCTTTCCGTGCTTTCGTTTTATCTCGCATGAGGATTTCGGGTAAACCTGTATAAGTTCGATGTCGGAGGCCTTTGTGTAATTGACCGGGGATTCAATGTTCTGGGTATCATTGAACCCCAGATAGATAAGGCTGTATCCGTCCTTCATTGCGAGCTGGTGGGCTTGTGTGAGCTTGTAAACGAGATGCTTGTTTACAACGAATTCCTCTAATATCTTTCGGATCGTTTCGTTGTTTGTTTCAAGAGTGTGCCAGTTTCCAAGAAGGTCTTTTGATACTTTTTGGATATATTTTTTCACCATGCCCAATCTGTTGTAAAGCATGTCCCTGTCTGATTGAAGGATCTTTGCAGGATATAATGATTTCTTCGTGTCCTTTCCTATCTGGAGAGAATCTATTTCATCGCTTGTTGCGTTGTCCCATTTGCCCGGATTGTATGCTTTTATGGAATTTAGAATATGTGAAATGAAACTCATGGCAGACCTCTACGTTAGGGTTGCCTAAATATATGTTTTACCTGCTTATAAAGGTTTTCGAGATTTATATAAATATTAGCGTGGTATCTTTCGTGCGTCTAGGATAAACTCATATTTCCTGAACACTTCCTCTAACACATAACTCATTATGTCCTGCCGTGTCGTGCATCCGGGAGTTCGCTTGTTTTTATATTGCTGTTCGTACCATTCCACAACTTCTATGGGGAGATGTATCAATACATATTTTCTGTCAGTAGCCGCCAATCACAACCCTCCGTGAGTGAGTCAGATTATTGAATGCTCCGCTTAATGCGTCTATTATATCATCATGTTTTCCTTCCGGAAAGCTTTCAAGCTCGTTTAAAAAAGAAGCGTTCCAGTCTGCTTTCTTTATTTTTATCAAATTGTTCTCAGCTGCGCTCGATACCGCTTCAGCCCGTGTTATCTTGTCCCCTGTCGGCCTGTGGGGTTTGAAGGTATATCCTGCAAGAAGGTTTGCGTATCGTGCAGAAGTTTCTTTTCCGGAACTGCCGCCTTCTTCCTCTATCATTATGTGGGTTTCCATTCCGTCCATTTGCGCGGTCTTTAAGATAGTCTTTTCCACTTTTGCAGGCGTCCCACGAAACCGTATCATGTCGAACACATAATAAATCCCGTCGGGATCCCGTGCGAGAAGTATGCCTACCGTCCAGTCTGGGTCTGGATAGTCTGCGGTCGGTTCTGTCGCCGCCTTGTCCCAGTATCGTATGAATGTCAATTTTGTTTTTTCTTTTGTGTCAAAGAAGTCGAACCATTCACGTTTAAAGAACTGTCCTGCGCTTGGTCGTGCGTTCCAGTTTCCATGAAGAAGCTTTTGTTTCTCGTGTTCTGGAAGTGCCTTTAAGTTTGCAACATAGCTTGGATCTTTCTTTAATAGAATAGGATTGTCTGAAAGATCGGCAGGAATGAACGTAAGGCTTTTCGGAACCATGTCCGTACCATACTGTTCTATGAGTTCCCATTTGTCATCTGCAAAATAAAGGGTGTTGTCAAGCCTGATGAAATACCTTATTTTTCCGCTTCTCTTTTTTATCGGAAGGCCTTTCTCGTCAAGCCACCAATCAATGAGGGTTCGCACGAAAGAGTCGGGATCGGGGTTTGTCGTTGCCCGTATATACGGCTTTACTCCGCACTTTGTCCTGTTTCTGCTTAGCATGTACCAGAATTGGCTTTCCTCGAACTGTGTCAGCTCATCGAAACAAATAAGCGGTATCTGAGAACCCTGCCAGTCGTACCTGTCCTTTTCATGTTCCATGTGGGAGAATTTTATCTTGTTTATGCTTCCGTGGTTATTCCAGAACCTCCATTCGAGAATGGACTGAAACGGCCGTCCTGCGAAATGGGGGTATATCTTTTCGGATTCACTCCACATGCCGCCTTCGCTTCTGATCATCGGGACTGTTCTTCTAAAGATCACTGCACCGAATCCCTTTATCTGCTTGATATACCTCAGTGGTTCCAAAAGCAATGCAAACGTCTTCCCCCCGCCTGCCGCACCGCCGTAGATGGCTATGTCTGCGGTGCTTGATAGGAAGTCAGTCTGCGGTCCGGCTTGTGGGGCAAAGTTCATTCGTCATCGGTTTCAAGGCGTTTGTTGTCGGGAAGATACAAGTGCACTTCTCCCGAATGTTCCACATCATGTCGTATTTCCGCCTTGTCGCTCATGCCCAGCCAGTTCTTTGCAAGGAATATGATGGCTGTGGTGTTGTTCCTTTTTATTGCGCTTTCATAAAGAGCTTTTCTAAGGCTTGTCTTTCCTTTTTGTCGCCCTCTGTTATATGCCTCGTTGAACTTCTTGTCCGTCTTTTTCCTCTTTGCGATAAGCGGCCGTGAAACACCTAACACCATTGCTATCTCTTCCTGCGTGCAATGAATGGAAGCGAGCCGTTCGACAAGCTCATAATCCAGTTCAAACTTTTTCCGTCCCATCGTATGCCTCCTATTCTGTCAATTTATAAAATTCCGTCCGCACTTCCGGCTTCCAAAACGCACCGGAAATGGCGGATGTTATCATAAGTGGATTTGTTGCTTTTGTACCCCTCATTTCCATGCAGAGATGTTTTGCCTTTAGCACGACCATTACATCGTTTGTTCCGAGTTTTGATGTCAGTTCATTTTTTATCTGTTCTGTCAATCGTTCCTGTATCTGTGGTCGTGAGGCATATTTCTTTATCATGCGATCCAATTTCGAAATACCACATACCCGGTCTTGCGGTATGTAGCCAATATAGGCACACCCGAAAAATGGAAGCAAGTGGTGTGAACAGAGGGAGTAAAACTTGTCTACTTTCAAAGCAACCATTTGATTGTAATTATCTTCGTTTGCAAACGTGGTGAACTCGAACTTCTGGTTTTCCGAGAATTCTTTGAAAACATTGAATATCCTTCGGGGTGTGTTCTCAAATTCCTCTTCAGTAAACAATGTTCCGAAATCATCTTCGAGTTTTTTCATGCACGTTCGTATAAGTTCTTCTGTTCTCATGGTGTTAGTATTCATTATTGTTTCACCTTTACAACAACCCTGCATCTATCATCGCCTGACATGAATGGCATGTTCTACAAGGGGTATCATTTCCAGAATCACAAAAGTAAAAAGCAGTATTCGGTGCTATGCGTTTAAGTTCGGTGTGTATCTCTTCCTTAGTCATATGTTCTAGTGGGCAGATGATCCGCAAAGTATTGGGATAACTGTCATTTATAAGTTCTTCCAACCTATATAGATACTCTCTTGAATTGTCTGTAAAGTTGTCATCGGCATTGTTGCCGAAGTATACTAAAATATTTTCGCCTATATATTGTTCCCGTACTGCTATCATAAAACGCATATTTCGTCCAAAAAAGAAGTTTCGATCATCTTTTTTGAGGTCTGTTAAATGTATGGTGTGGTATGTTAATGGTAATGCATTTAATATGGATAGTTCTTGTTCCTTGAATACTTGTCCGTAGTCAATGTACACATACTCAGATATTATATCTTTCTTTTGATGATATATTAATAAAGAATCCAATCCGCCACTTAGTAAACAAATCTTTTTCATTTATTTCATCCCCATAAGGATATGCAGGCGCGGAGAGAAATTAACTCCGAGGTCTATGCATCGTTCCCATACTTGTTTGTAGGTGTTTATATTTATATCTGTCGCTGTTGTGCATGGTTGTAACCATATTTTGCTTCTGTCCTCTGTATCGAGCAATGTTGTGTCAAAGAACCCATCGACCAACTTCAGTTCATCGTATGGTATTCTTCGGTCAAACTTGCGTTTCGGTGAAACTGTTATCCAATCGAAAGAGGTTATCCGTTCATCGTAGATCGTGCCGTTTGTCTCGAGATGATGTGTCAATTCCGGCGTATTGTGCAAGACCGTGTCTATTTCCCGTATTTGCAGCATGGGTTCGCCGCCAGTCCAGATAATAGTTTGCAGGTCGCCCTCATGCAGTATTTTTGTGAGTTGCGAAGGAGACAACGTATATGACCG